AGAAGAGTTTTTAGAAAATCCTTTATTTGAAAGCTACGCTTGGAGAACTGGTTTCAGAGAATTACGTTTAGATGAAGCTTTACAGGAGGGTGATGTTTTATTAATGAGTATCATGCATCCAACTTTAAACCATGTCGCAATTTATCTTGGGGATATGGTATTACATCACTTAACAGATAGACTGAGTTGTAGAGAACCTTATAGTTTGTGGTTGCTAAAATGTACAGCAAAGAGGTACAGATATGTTGAAAACTCTTAAATTACATGGAGATTTAGCTGACTTTGTTGGTCATAAAGAGTTTGATGTAGTAATTAACAGTCCTGCTGAAGCAGTGCGATTCTTGGTTTATAACTTTAAAGGTGTAGAAAAGTATATGTTAGATAAGTACTATAAAGTTGTAGTAGATAAACAGGAGATAGGAGAAGATGAATTAGCCCACCCCGTAGGAGAATCAAGTATCAATATTGTGCCTGTAATTGGGGGAGCAGGTGGTAACTTTGGAAAAATTTTATTAGGGGCAAGTTTAATAGGCTTATCTTTTATTTCTTTTGGAGGTTCAGGGGGGTTAGGTATGGCATTTGGTAAAGGACCTGTACTTGGTTTGCATAAGGTTGGAATGATTTCAAAGGGATTAGCAACGATAGGTGGTGCTTTAGTTTTAAGTGGAGTATCAGATATATTGTTTCCTCTTCCAGAACCTCCAGATGGTGAAGCAGATCCTAGACTATCATTTAGTTTTAGTGGTATTCAAAATACTGCTAGACCAGGAACTACATTGCCTGTAGTGTATGGAGAGATCACAACTGGATCAGTAGTTATTTCTGCTTCAGTGGATACGAACCAAATACAAGTTGAAACAGAGGGAACTACCACATGACGAAAAAAATTGAAGGTGCTGGTAATTTTTTTGGAGGAGGTTCTCGTCAACCATATAGAGCACCTGACACATTAGAAAGTAAACAGTTTGCAACTGTTCTAGATTTGGTATCTGAAGGAGAGATCGAAGGTTTCGCTACTCCATCTAAAAAAGGTATTGCCAAGTCAGCAAGTAATTATACAACTTCGGCATTAAGTGATGTTTTTCTTGATGGAACGCCAGTCTTAGCCATACCTACAAGTGCAGAAGATTATGTAACAAGAACTCAAAACACACAAAATTCAGATTTTAATTTTAGAGATGTAAGTTTTAAAACAAGATTCGGTAGCAGTAATCAAACTTTTATACAAAGTATTGCAGATGAAGAGTTGAACTTAGAAAGCGGAAATGAGTTAGCAAACCCTATTGAAGTGCTTCATAGTAATACAGATGGCACTACAAGTGTTGGTGTATCCAGATCAATTAGTGACAATAATGATGTAGGTTCATCATCAAGAGTAGATGCAGTAAAAGTTGTTATACAATTTCCTCAAATACAAAAATTTCAAGATAATGGAGATGTTGAAGGATCTAGTGTTGAATTAAAAATACAACTTGCTTATGTAGGGGGTGATTCCAATCCATCAAGTCCAACAAATAGTGATGGTACAGATAATTTTGCAACAGTTGTAGGTTCTGATGCTGAGTTCGATGAAAACGATGACAATGCAACTAATGAAATTATTTCTGGTCGCAGTAAAGATAAGTATCAAAAAGAATATCTTATTAATCTAGATGGTAATAATGATTTTACTCAAGTTTTTGTAAGAGTAGTCCGTAAGACACCAGACGTACCATCAGCAGATGCAGATAAATTCATAGATAAATTTGAATGGGCAAGTTTTACTAAGGTTTTTTACGATAAACTTTCTTATCCAGACTGTGCGTATCATGCTTTAAGAGTTTCAAGTGAACAGTTTAGCAAGATACCCGAAAGGGCCTACCGTATTCGTGGTATAAAAGTAAGGATTCCTGGTGAAAGTGCAATCGGTGTTAGTGCTAATTTTTCACATGAAGGAACAGTCGTTACTGTGACAACCAGTTCCAGTCATAATTTAAGACTCGGAGATTTTATAACTGTTAGTGGAAACAATGCAAATATTAACGGTTTTCATGGTTTGACCGAAACACCTGATCCTACTGGAGCACCAGAAGGAGTGACCTTTAAATACAGTGTCAGTGCTAATGCTGGCAATGCTATAACTGGAACCCTTACATATAAAATCACACCTAATGTTGATCTTGCTGATGGTCGTATAAATTATCCACATGGCTATGTGTTTGGAGGCACAATGAGTTCTGCTGTATGGACTTCATGTCCTTCAATGATTCTTCTTGATTTATTAACAAACTCAAGATATGGATTTGGAACTTTTTTAGATCCCGATAATACGTTCACCTCAAATGGAACGTCAACAACTTTGGATATACAGAGTTTTGTAGCTGCGAGCAGATATGCAAATGAAATTGTTGAAGAAGAGGCTAGGTTCAGTTGTAATGTAAATATTCAGAATAGTAATGATGCTTTTAAATTAATAAACGAGTTAGCAGGAGTAATGAGATGCATGCCTATCTGGACAAGCGGAACTCTTACTATTACACAAGACAGGCCAACTGATGCTTCTTATTTATTTAACCTTGCTAATGTAACTGACGCTGGATTCAGTTATTCTGGTGCGAGCAATAAACAAAGGCACACAGTAATAAAAGTAAGCTTTTTTAATAATGAGACACGAGAGATTGATTATGCCGTATATGGTGATGATCTGACAGATACGGTACAAGCAGCAAGGATAGCTAAATTTGGATTGATTGAAAAGACTGTAAAAGCATTTGGTTGTACTTCTGAGAAGCAAGCTTTGAGATTAGCAAAGGCTATTGTATTTGCAGAAGAAGAAGAGTCAGAGGTTGTAAGTTTTTCAACTTCAATAGATGCAGGTTCTATTGTTAGACCTGGTACAGTAATTGAAGTAAACGATCCAGTGAAATCTCTACAGAGGGCTGGTGGCAGAATAAATTCGATAAGTGATGATAATACTGTATTAACAGTTGATGATACGACTAATTTAATATCTACACTCGCTGGCACAGATCAAAAAATAAGTGTAATCATGTCTGATGGCTCTGTAGAAACAAGAGATATAAACATTTCAGAAAGCACTGATTTACAATTAACTAATCCTCAAGAAGTAAAAGTAACAAGCGCTTTCACAGACACTGCAACAAAAAAAGTTAATGTCAATACTATTTGGCTTGCTGAAAGTACTAAACTTCAATCTCAAAAATTTAGAGTCGTAACCGTAGAAGAACAGGATGATATTAATTATGCGATTACTGCAATTAAATATAATGATGGTAAATATGCAAATATTGAAGATGGCACTGCATTGTTACCAAGAAAAATATCTGTATTGAATGACCCACCTCTTTTACCAGATACTCCAACAGTAGATGAAAGGATAGTTGTTATTAGGAATAAAGCAGTAAATTTTTTAACTATATCTTGGCCTACAGTCATTGGTGTAACACAATATCAAGTCCAGTATAGGCTTAATAATGGTAACTTTACTACTCAAATTATTTTTAGACCTGACTTCACTATAGAAAATAGTCAAAAAGGAAAATACGAGTTCAGAATTTATACTTTCAATGCTTTGGGAACTATGTCCAGTAGTTTCGTAAGAACAACTTTTGATGCTGCTGGTTTATCAGAAATACCAGAAAACGTATCAGGGTTATCATTTGAGCCTGTAGATGATAGAAATATAAGATTAAGATGGAACAGATCAACTTCTCTTGATGTAATACATGGTGGTTTTGTTTATATAAAGCACAACAGTAAAACAGACGGCTCTGGAACGTGGAATAATTCAGCTAATTTAATTGATGCGATTGCTGGTTCTAACACTGAAGTTGTTGTACCAGCTTTTACTGGCGAGTATTTGTTGAAATTTGCAGATGATGGAGGAAGATTTAGTAAAATTGCAACTTCAATATTAATTACAAAACCAGACAGCATACCGAAAAAAATAGCTGAAATTCATGAAGAAGAAAATAATAACTTTAATAGTACAAATGTTAATAATACTGGTGTTGAAGTTTTTGAAACAAATAAGCTACGTCTAACGAGTACAAACTCTACTGGAAAGTATTTCTTTGCTAATGATGTAGATTTAGGTGCTGATTTTGCTGTGTCAGTAGACAGAATACTGACAACAGTAGGTGATATTGCAAATTCAAACATTACACAACTTATTACTGGTCCCCCAAATGGTGTTACTTGGAAAAATTATGCAACTGATGGTAATTTTAGTGGTCCTAGTGCAGATTTCGTAGACTGTAAAATATTAGTACAGACAAGACAAAGTTCAGAAAGTAGTTTTAGTACTGCTGTACCTTTTGCTAGTGGTATTTTTACAACAAGATTTTTGAGATTTAGTTTGGCACTATCTTCTACCGATCCAAACCAAAATATTCATGTTATAGAAGCTGGTTATAAACTACTTTTTGACCAGAGAATTGAAGTTGGTACTTTGCTTCAGACAAGTGGCGGAACTAAAGTTGTAACTTTTAATTCTCCCTTCTTTACAGGAGGATCAGGGTTTAGTGGTGGAACTTTTAATCCTTCAGTTGGAGTTTCTGTAACTGGACTATTGTTTGCTGAAACTTTCCAAATAACTAACATATCAGGAACAGGTTTCACCTTAACTATTAAAGATAAAGATGACAATACTGCTAATGTGACCAGGACTTTTTCATACACTGCTAGTGGTTTTGGGAAAGGCGTGTAGAATATGAAAAACAGAACTTAAAATGGCTAGACAAGATTACGATATCGATGATGGAACGGGAGCCCAGGTCTTAGCAGACTTAAATGCTGTTTTTGATGCTGTCCTGTCTACTAACTCTGGTTCGGGAGTACCAACATACGCAGTTGTTGGAACTATGTTTCTTGATGGTAGTAATTTAAAAATAAAACATGGAACGAATCCTAGCGACATTACAACAATAGGCAATATAACAACTGCAAATTTAGGTTTCTTGTCTGCCACTGGTGCGACAATGACAGGACGACTAAATTTATCAAGACAAGGACAATCCGCATCTGTTCCTGCATTAGATTTTGGAACAACAAATACAGGTATTTATAAAGAAAACTCAACTGATAGTGTTGATATAACTGTAGCTGGAACTAGAAGAGCTACTTTTAACACCGATGGATTAGCTTTAAATAGCACGAGGTTTTTACAGTTTGCACATACAAATGCAACATTAAATGTAAAACAGGTAGTACCTAGTTCTGGAGCAGGAGATAAAACTATAAATATTCCTCATCAAAATAGTACTTTATTAACGCAAGATGATTTTGGTACTAACTCAGGGGTTACATCATTTAGTAAAATTACAGAAATTTTTAGAGATAACAATACAAGCACACTAAGATTAGCAGGCGGTAGTAATAGTTCTGCTGGTGCGAATATAGTATTGTATGGAGGATTACATTCCAGTCAGGCAAATCGTTTTGCTTTTTATGCGGGTAATACTTTAAGAGCCTTTTTAGATAATGTTGGAGTATTTTTTACTGGCACTCCTAGTTTTGTTGACACTTGGGATTCTACTAATATTGTATTTAGAGGGCATAGAGTTAATGCTAATTGCAAAGCACAGTTTACAGTAGGTAATAACAACGGAGCAGCAGACGGGACATTTATAGGTATTGATTCAAACGGTAACTCAGTTTTTGAAAATGCTGAAGCCACATCAATGAAGTTTGCTGTTAACGGTAGTACAAGACAAATAATTACAAGCACTGGAAAAGTTGTTATTGGTCTTAACGCAGCAGCTTCAGTTGGCAATGGACTGCTTCAAGTACAAGGTGCTAGTGGTATATCATACGCATCATTTAGAAATACAGGAACAGTCACCAGTGGTCAAATTTTC